GCACTAGTATCTACAATAGGTAGTACGTCAGCAGCAGCAGCAGTCGTCAATGCTGTCAATGCACTAATCTTACTATCAGCCATGTTTAATCCTCTTTCTTAAAACTTTTAATCTTTGTTTGTTCTTGGTTTGTTGTTTAGAGCTTTGCTCTTTACTTTTAATAATATTAACTAACTCGTTAAAATCCATTAGTTTTGGATAGGAGTATTAGTGAAGTATGAAACACCTACACCATCTTCTCGTACAATGTTATCTCCTGATTCTAGGAGTAGATATGTTAAATCTTCTAGGTTGATGGAATCATTAGGCACATCTGTCCTACGATTACGATACCTGTCCTGACTTCGTATTGATAAAAAACCTGGTCTCATTACTGACTAAGTTCTGTTACTCTTGCTGTTCCTGTTACTGAACCTACTCTTAAAAAGGCTACTTTAGTTCCAGGTGTAACTCTAAAATATTCTACGGTAAATGCTGGTAAAATGATAGATGTTGAAGCTGCGGTTGGTGATGCAGCATTCATTTCTACATAAGCATCAACACTAGATACTAATCTAATTTCATTAGTTTGTGCGCCAATTGCATTACTTGATGCAGCAGAAGATGCTCCTACAGCTACAGTTTGCGTTGTGCCAATTTTAAATGTCGTTGGGGATTTCATAATTTTTCCTTATGTAAAAGAGGGAGCCGAAGCTCCCCCTAATTAGTATTATTGGTTGATGTCCAAAATTACAGCGTGAGCTGCTTCATTTCTCATCTCAAGAGTCCATTCAACTAAAAGTTGCATTCTGTCTGAGTCACCAGTTTTTGCTAACTCATTCATTTGGAAATCTCTTAAGTATGCAGTAGCGACCATGTCGCTCTGAATTAAGAAACAAGCTTTGTCATCAGTAGTTGCCATTACTCTGTTAGGAACAATGTTGATATCTCCGAAGTCAGAAGAATATACGTCAATAGCAGCATATTCAGTTCTTGCTTCAGCAGGACCAAAACGAGTTGTGTTCGCATTGAATCCAGATATAACTTGTTTAACAGATGGTGGTACTACTAGCATGTCTAAATCGCCACCAGAAGTATAAGTTTCTTGGATAACGGTTTTTAGAATTGCTTCTGTTAGATCACGATCAGTACCGCCTGTAGGCGCTCTAGTCAATCCAGTAGCAGCATTATAGCCAGCAGATAAAGCACCTGCTGTATCGCCATTTGAAGAAATCCAAGTAGCAAATGAACCGATTTCTCGTGCTGCACTTGCAGAACCAGCTACAGAAACATTCTCTTTAATGATAGCGAATTCCATATCTTTTTTAAGTTCTTTAGATTTTTTAGCGATTTGATAAGCCATCTCATCTGCTCTACCAGCTGCATCAACAGCTCCTTGAGTACCAGATATAGAGATTACTTTATCCATGATTTGTGTGAAGTTTTTAACTCTACTAGTTGCAACCATTGCATCTGTAGTAGCTTCATCACCTTCGATAACAGCATTAGCGCCAGGAGCAGCTAGTGTGTCAGTTTGCCATTCGTGGCTAGTAGAACTTGCAACAGCTCTAGGTATAGCAGAAAGAATTGGTGTATCTGACGGTGCAATATTATATATTACGTCAGCCAAATCTTCTCGAATACCCGTAGTGTCATAAGTATCATACAAGTTTGTTGGTTGTGCCATTTAAGGTCTCCTTATATTATGTTATGATTTTGTTTTCATACCTTGTCTAAATATAGCAGCAGCATCTTGCCATCTACCAGTTTTAGCTAGGCGTTTCTTGTTATCATTCATAGCTAAGTCTTTACGTTCACCTTTAGTTTTAGCAGTCCCAGATCTTACTACTCTTGGAGCATCGGCAACTTTTTTTACAAGTCCAGGTTTAGATTTCTGGAGTCGTCTGTATGCCATTGCATCTTTAAGTATTAAGAGCATTCTGTGATCTGTTAAACCTGCAATCTCTTGATCCATATAACCTTGATCAGATAAATATGTTTTCATACCTTGTCTAATCTCAGTAGATTTTGAAGCATCTTTCATCTCAGGCATCTTAATAAACATCTGTTTTTCTTGTTCAGATACATATTTTTGATACTCAGATTGTTGTTGCTGGTGAATTTGCATACGAGCTGCATCAAGATCTTTTTGTCTTTTCTGCATTTGATACTGTAAGCGTGAAGCTTGTACAGGATCTTCTTCGTACATTCTATCAAAATCAATACTCTGTAATTCAGAGTCTAATTGGGATTTAAGTGATTGTTCAAGCGAATGTAAATTAGCCATTTGTGTTTGAACAGTATCTCGTTCACGTTGGATCTGATCTTCTTGTTGCTTGCGCTCGATAGATAGTTCCTCTGTTTTACGAGAATAATCTGCTTGTCGTTGATAACCATTGATGAGTTCGTTTTGGTTGACCTCATATTTTTGTCCGTCTATTACAACAGGGAATATGGGTTCCTCCGATAACTCTGTAGTTTCCACAATGTCAGATTCAACTGATTCATCGTATTCTTCAGACAAAGCATTAGGTTCGTCAGGAACGTTACTGGGAGCAATTGGCTCATCAGTTTGCGTTAATGTTTCTTCTGTAACCGTTGCGGTCTCAGTTGGTGCAGGTTGAGTATCAGCTGATTGGTTCAACAAGCCCTTTATAGTTTCTGCAGCTCCACTAATTGTGGTTGGCTGCTGTTCAGCATCAGACATATAGTCCTCCTATTTAAGGTTTTTTTAAATCTTGCAGTTGTTTACTAGCAAGTTTACCTGTATTCATTATCTCAGTCAGGTGGGATTTAACCTTGTCTAACTGATGCCAGGCAACCCAGATAGCTGTTCTAGCTTCTGAATCTTTGTAGGAAGTCTGAACCATTTCTTTTTCATAAGCAGCTTTTAACATTGTAAAGCTCTCTATAAATAGTTCATCTTCTAATATGGTATTGGCTTTTGCGCCTTTATTTTGTTCTCTTATTAAATCGTTTTCGTTCATCTAGAGTTGTTTGGGTTAAAAAAAGTTTGTTGCTGTCTTTGTGTTTCATCACCTATATCACCTAATTGTGGTGACTGTCCACCCTTATTAGTATTCATGGCTTCACGCTTGATAGCATTAGAGTCAAACTGCACTTGGTATTTAGCTTCTAACTCTTTTATTCTAGTCTCAAACTCTAACACCATTTGTTGTGTTTTAAGATCTAGTTCTTTCTCTTTAACTTGCATATCTAGGATCTTACGTTGATTTTCTCCTTGTACTTGTGCAAGTGTAACCTTTTCAAATTCTGTTGGTGGTGGTGGTTGTGGAGCTGGCATTTGTTGCGCACCAATAATAGGATCAGTAAAGTATGTCTCAACATTTTTAAGTCCTGCAGCTTCAACCAATTTAGTTAATGTATTGTGTACATTTCTTAAATTAACCATAGGACCAGCAGCAGATTTCTGTAAATTAATTGCTTGTAATTGTCTCTCCAATATGTTGTTGAGAATAGCAAGCTCTTGTTCTTTACTACCTGTTCCAAGACCTACTTGAATATCTACGTTACATCTATTAACCCATTCCATCGGCATCATAGCAACGTACTGTTCGTTTACACGAATAATTTTTTCTTTAGTTTCATACTTGATAACAGTCTCAAGAATCTTTTTAAATAACTCCTTGACACCTGTTTCAGCAAAAACTCTACAAATTAATTCTACTCTTAATTGTGCTTGAGTTAATATCTGGTTAATACCTGATGCTGTTTTGTTTAAAGAATCAGCATCCATACCTTGTGAGTATCTAGTTACACCAGTTCTTTGTTCTCTTACTACATCTAAGTATTCTAATAGCGGCATAGCCTGTTGATTTAAAGGCTGTGATTGCAATGGTTGTATAACTGATTGTGGTGGTTGTTTAGTTCTTACAATACCGCCCGGTCGGTTAGTCAATAGATCATCAATGTTTACTTGACCATCCATAACTGCAATACGATTGTTATTAGTCAAATACATATTGTCTAATAGTTGACGCATAATAGTTGATTTAACTAACTGCACATCTTCTACTAGTTCAGATACAGAACGACCATAAAAACGGTGTGGCACTAGAATAGGTGTAACACTTACGAAGGGTTGTCTGTCAAAAGGCACATTGTCTAAAATTTTATATGAGCTGTCGCCTGCTACAGTTACCTTGCGTAATTCCGCAATTCCATCTTCATCTTCATCTATTTTCATATAGCATTCGTAAATAAGTATTTGTTCGTTTGCTGTATCAGATGCAGTATGTCTGTTTAAAGAATTATAATCTAAATCTTCATATCTGGTTGTTCTTTCTTCACTATATCTCTGATCATTATCAGTAGGTAAAGCTTTTACTTCTTCTGGATCAAAACCCATTTCAACTAATTCTGAACGAGTTATATATTTTCTATGCGCTGTAAAGTGTGCATCTTCTATAGTTTTAGCATTACGAGCAATAAGGAATTCTTCAGGTGGTACGTTCTCTATTCGTACTTGCCCTTTCTTCTTCATTCTATTTACTACTACATCATGCATCTTACCACTAGACTGTACATCTGCAGGCATTCCTTGAGCTTCTATATAATCAGCAGCTTCTTTTAAAGCTTCTTCATCATCAATATCGTACTCAGTATGTTCTAATACTTTAACTTCAGGATCAGCTATAAGCATAGCAAACTCATCATCAGTCAGACCTTGATAAGTAGATCTTTCTACATCTAATGAATCATCCCAAAAGATTTTCATAATACCATTCTTCTGCAATAGAGCATCTTTAAAGAAGGTATACATTAATGTGAAACCAGGATTATCTTTATAAAAGACATGGTTTAAATAATCAGTAGCTTGTTTAGCAGCAGCTTCATCGCCTGGCTTATTACCAATACATTGTACTGCTTTAGGTGATGCAGTAAATGTTCGCATTATTGTAGGTAAGATAGACTCTATAGTATCAGCTACATCAGTACTTACTACTTGTGATCTACCATCTTGTTCATTACCAAATGGTTCACCAAAATAATATTCTAAAGACTTTGTTCTTTGTTCTGTTAGCTCACCGCCAAGATACCCCATTGAGGTTTGTATCTCAGATGCTATCAGAGCCTTTAATTTATATTCATCCATTTAGCAATTCCATTTCCTTAATGCTTTATTAATTCTTGAGTTTGGATCATTAGCAGTCTTTTTAGAAGTTAATCGTTTCTTCATGCCACCCATTCTTGCACAAAATGATTTTCTTCTATTAGCAGCTTTAGATCCTTTTTTTAATTTACTTGGTTTTGTAGTTACAGCAGTCTTTAGTTTACTACCTGGATTAGCACGTCTGTACGATGCTACACCTTTTTTGTTTAATCCACCAGAAGAACTTTTACCTTCTTTACGTTGCCATGCAGGAGACTTTGCCATTAAATTATATACCTTGTATCTACGTTAATATCTTTAGCCCAATCTGTTCTTTCAGGCGCTTCGCCTACACACCCATACCTAAATGCATCTGATCCGTGTGATGCCCAGTTATGATGGGGTTTATTTTTAAAGACTTGGTTCTTATCATCAAATACCTTTTTATATTGTTTAAGAGACTCGATGCCTTGTTTGCATCTTATTCTATCAAACCAACAATTAGGTAGTGTATTCCTTACGGATTCTATACCGTGATCTACTTCTAGTTTAGGAGCTACTTCAAAGTTTAATCCTAACTCTGCAGCTACTTCTAATCTAGATTTACCTGTGCCTAGTTCCCTAGTTACAATATCGTGTGGAGCTATATGAGCGCCATAGTTATATGGTTTCTCATTTAACTTACTTACATAAAATGCTAATGATTCACCATTTGTTTCATAGTAATCAATTAGTCTTACTTCGTTATTAACTCGTTGTGCAAACCAAATTGCAGTAGAGTCGCCAATACCTAAATCCCACCATGTTTCTACATCTATTGTAGGATCATAAGGTACATCGCCTATACGCTTTTGTTTTTCTGCTTGTTCCATTAAAGCACCATAATAGGATCCTTGAACTGCAGCATTGAATGAACATTCATATTCCTGTTCAAATTGTGAGTCTGGCATAGTGCGCTGTGCATCTTCCAACTCCCAATCAGGGATAACTTTAGTATCAGATGATCTGTACATACAACCATACCAATCTTTACTATCGGTACGTCTGGCAAAATCAAATACTTCCCAGAACTGATTATGTCCCATTGGAGTACCAATAAATATAACATAACCTAATTTGTCAGATACAGCAGGTCTAATAATCTCTGTCCATACTCTAGGTGACATCAAAGCATATTCATCTAATACTACCCCATCAAACCCTAAACCACGCAGTGAATCTGGATTGTCAGCACCGAATATCTGTATTCTTGATCCGTTATGTAAATCTATCTTTAATTCTGTTTCGTTTCTACCACCACCTAGTTGCATTAATGGTGCTGTGTATTCTTTGAGATAGTCAAAGGCTACAGCTTTACCTTGTCGGTAGGTAGGTGCTATATAAGCTAGTCTAGCGTTATCTTTTTCAACCGCAGTAGCTACTAGTTTCCATATAGCTAGGCAGGTCTTGCCAAAACGTCTATGACAAACAATAACATTAAATCTTTTTAAGTTTTGGAATACTTCCCATTGATACTTACGAGGTTTAAACGGTATCGTTATTTCTTTGTTAGCTATTCCTTTTCTGGACTGTGGCATAAGTTTATACTAATTGGTTTTTTGCTATCACCAGTTATTTTATGTTCCTTACTTGCTAATCTAGCATGCACAAAAGGTGCGGCTTTTTCTGCAGCCCACATCTTCCGTTCAGGAGAAGTACCAGGATTGTTTAAAACATTCAACATATAATCCAACGGTGTTCTACTA